GATGAATCGGCCCAACTAGCATCGAGCGCGATGCTCTAGCACCCGTTGGGAGGATGAGGATCAAGGAACACCCATAACGACAGCGGTAATAGGAGGAGTCTCATACGCATAACGTGTAACGACGTTATACAGGTCAACGACCTCGGGTAACTGTATTTGCGTGGGTGGAGCATCAGGATTGGTCAAGATGTTATATCTTTCAACAGGAATATGCTTGTCCGGCCCAGCAATAGTCTGGGGAGATGACGAGTTAGTGCAAAACAGGGACCGATCATTGTATTCAGTTGAAATGATATACTGAACAGCAGGAGCAGAGGAGATGTCGTGATCACTTGAGATGGGTACCATAAAAGGCACCGAGGGGATGCTCGTTGGTGTAATTTCCTCAAGCCAGGCGGATGTCAGGTTCCATGCGTTAGCGTATTGGCGCGGGTCGTAATAATGCAGCATGTATGGGTAAGCGCCCATCTCGATACGGATTCGTAGTTCTCCTGTCTTGATCCATGCATCGAACTGTTGATTGAAGTATCGTGTATTCATTTGCCAAAGCGCCAACGGGAAAATCCAATTTCCCTCAAAAGGCACCATCATGCCAGTCTCATCTCTAATCATTGGCGCAGCGCCATTCATTCCAAACGATATGCGACAATCTCGGCCAAAAATATGAACACCCGGTGTATCACGATCGAACACTAGGTCAGGTGGTGGAGCCAGCGGTGACCACAAATGTGTCGACTGAACACGTCCGATGATGATATCACCTCGTGCAATCCCAAATAAATTATATTCGTGATTGAAGACCTCTGCCGTCAGTTGGACGCAGTCAGCAATGACCGACCCAGGCATCTCAGGTATAACGTTAAATGTTCGACCATTATATTGTTGGTACTGAATAGCTAGCTGAGTCATTCTCGGATCACCGCTTAGGAGAGGCTCTAACAGCATGTCAGACAAGTCAAAGGCTGTTTTCATCGAGGTGTTCACCCACTCAGCGAAAGTTGCGGCCGTCGCTGCTGATGCTCTCAATGACGGGATCCAATCAAGATATCTATCTACGGGGTACTGGGTCTCCGATATTTGTGCCACCAGTGTCACTAGCGTCTGAACAGCTTCGCAAGTAATCACATCTCTCTGAAGATTCGAAAATACTTCAGTATCAGCATACATTGGATAGATAGCATCAGCATACCACACATTCGTCACCAGATCCGGTGGATACTTCCCTGACAGTAGCGCGACAGTTATAGCTCTCGCGTCTAGAGCCAATGGCACACCGACAGTAGTATTAGTGGTGGAAAGCGATAGCGCCGGTTGCGTAATAGTATCTCTGGACTGACGTGTAACTCCAACCATCGTGGGTACTCTATCACGATCAAGACGAACGTATGGTACCTGGAAAGGAGGGAAGGGCAACATGGGGGCTATTACAGCTAATTCGACCGGAGCGAGCTGCTGCAGATACATCGGCGTCATCGATTTAATCAACTTCAATTTGCCTAGTGTTCCGCGCATTGACGAAACCAGGCTCTGCGTCCATCCAGGTTGGTAGCGTTGATTATCAACGAGGTTCTTCATGAGCTCACAGACACGAGCGCGCCAGTTGGTCAACTCATTGGTGAAATCCAAAGTCGGTGTGGTTACATTAGCTGGCTGGTGGTCAATTGGTAACAGCAGTACCTCAGGTGGCGTGAACAAATTCGCTGAACCGAAGACATTCGGAGTGCCATAACGAATCTGTGAGGGATTAGGCCAATACCGATGGATAATTTCAGCCCACTGTCGCAAAATTGGAGCATCAATCGGCGAGATCAACTGGATGTTCATGAAACATCTTGGCCAGGTGTGAGGCGTCGAGAAAGCGCTCGCGCGTCGTGATTGAGTGTAAATTTGATTATCCATGGGAATCGTTTCAAAACCAACCATCATATTGGCCAACGTCATAAACGCCTTCACAGGAGCGCACGGATCAGTCGTCAGCGGCAGGGCGAGTGCGAGGATGAAGAAATCCCACAGATTTTCTAACGAAGTCACGCTACCACCATCCTTTGGATATGAGCTGTCATCAATCACCGTGGTCACGACCCCATTGTAGAGCCAGCCAGCCAACGCGACTCTAAAGCTTGAGAAGTCCGAGTTACTCGGGCGCAGTTTACCCAAAATTGATGATGCAGGGCTGAGTGTCTGAGTAGTGGACTCCGAGACTGTTGACATCGTGTTTGAAATGATAGTCGGATCTATCTGAAGTGGCGATATACGTTGAAGAAGTACTGAAATGTCCTGCAGGACAGGTTGTATCACAGTTGCATTATTCCCAATGTTCATGACTCTGATTATCTGAGAGATCTGTCGCTCGGCATTGGAAATCCGGTACGGCATCAATCGATTAACGCTAGGCGCGTAGGGACTTGTAACGGTGACATACCCTTGAGCACACTCGGTTAACGCCCACTCAATCTCTGTTGGATTTATGTTCATACGAGCCAGTCTGGCCATCCATCTGCCTCGAATGGAGACGGTCAATGCATCTGAAGTCTCGAAGACGTCCACCCATTCTGACATAGCTCCATTCATCATTTGCGCTCGATCAAACCGCCCAACCCTATTTCTCACACACGAAGCGACGAAGTTACATATCTTCGACACATTTGGCGTCCCCATGCGCGTCGGATACATAATCGAGTACCACTTCTCCGCATCAGGGCCTGGAAGCGAGCGCAGGTTAGCACCCTCAGTGAATGGTGTATGATCCTGAGAGAACCCCGTATGCCTATTCAGGTATAGGTTGTCTAACACAAACTCTAGCAGCATATGTAGTACATTCGCTCGGAACATCAACGGATTGGCTCCTCGCACAGACAAAGTCTCAGTGTTTAGTAACTGCTTGAACAGATGTATGTTATTCTCTGTGGGCGGTGCCATGATGACAGATGAGTCTCGATCAAAGTCAACATTGGATGCCCATCTCGTGTGTACCACAATCCTAGACACTGCCGCCTCGGGAAACGGAGATTGGATAGCGTACGAAGAAGTGAAGAATGTATACGCCAATACATCTTGAGGCACCTGTGCCGGCACAATCGGTACGATCTTAAATGAAGTACATAAGCCTGCATCCCAAGTGACGAGCCGAGGGGTATCAGCATGAAGTAGTTGAGCGGTTTTCCTATTTTCAACATCAGCTGAGACTTGAACAATAGGATGATTCTGCCATGAGCTAATGAATTCAGTTATGTGCCGCTGAATCTCGCTCGATGTTAATGTCATGTTCCCGTGTAAGCCATGTGAAGCAACGTGAGCATCCAAATCTAGAGGACTGAATAAGACTGCTGAACACACATGACATTGGTACCCGTGACCACTGCTAGCTGTAGGCGGGAGTCCAACACGTGCGGGGTGTTTTGATACTATAGCGGATGTTGCTTCAGCTATTCTAGTAGACATTGGCTTCTGATTACTGCCACCTTCGTTATCCACGTTCCCAGATCTTGATAACTCATTTGCATTGTTAATCCCAGTATCTGAATAGGTAACCTGTGCTTTAGCCTTCTCTGTGTCCTTTGCCTGCTTCTTTGTCGCGTCATCCGCCTCATCTCTAGCCTCGACATGCTCATTGACCAGCGCACCTTTAGTATTTCCCCTCTTGTCGGGTGTTCCCTCGTCGTTATTCTTCATGGGCAGTTCGGCGCTTTCAGTGGCTTTCTGTACAGACGCAATACCCGGTCGAGCCTTATAGTGTTCACAATTGGATGTACCCGGTTCCGCAGTGGCAGGATTAGCCTTATTACTCTGCTTGTCTCGCAGTTGGCTGGATCCATCGTCTGACCTTGATGTTGAATCATTACCTTTTCCGCTGGATTTACCCTTTGTTTTCCTTGGAATCCGCTTCAT